CGTAAAGCATTGCCTGGCTGCTGCTGCTACCAGTGGCGCTGGGAGCCAGCTCCCAAAACGCGCCTGTGACCGTGCAGGCACGCTGCACAGTTGTTTCGACGTAGTTAGTAGCAGCGGTGGCGGTTTCGCCTTTATTGCTAACTACTAGCTTAATTATGTCACCTGGAACAAGGTTCCCGTTTTGAATTGACAGACCGCCAGATAAGTTGGCAGTTGCGATAGCGGTTAGCTCCAGGCTGGTGCGGGCTGTCGATGCGTTCAGGCCCGTTGCGCCGCCGTCCCAGTACCGACGCTCAGTGAATGCCGTGTCCCAGGATGTCTGGCTGGCGGTCGTTGGCAGGCTGTAGCCGGCGGCGAAAGCCAGCGTGATGTCTCCGCTGGCTGTTACCGGCGAGCCGAGCACACTGAACCCGGCAGGAGCTACCAGGCCAACGCTGGTAACAGTACCAGCGCCGCCTGGTACGCTCGCGTTAATTGTGACCACGGCAGCGCTGGCGGTGCCTGAGCTGGTGAGGGTGACGTTGCTGCCCTCAACCAGCTGCAGCGATCCGCCCGAGCCTGACAGCGTGACCGTGTGGCTTGTGGCGTTGGATGTGTTGCTGAGCGTCTGGTCCCCGGTGTTGGTGCCGGTGGGTAACGTCGGCAGGCCTGACAGCGAGCTGTAGGCGATCTGCGCGCCATCGCCGCCGTTGTGGTCGTGACCGTTGCCGCCCGTGACGCCCTGCGCTGCTGGGGCATAGGCCGCGTTGCCCTCGACGGATGTCAAATACTGAGGATGTGGATCCGCAGCCGCAACGTGGGCGGATACAGCAGTTGCAGCGGTGCCGGCGGCCTCCTTGCCATCAATTGCAGTATCCAGCGCCGACAGCGTATCCCGCAGCTGCTGCCCGCTAAACGGTAAGGCTGGAATCGTTGTCATACTCCCACCGTAATGAGCGTGTTCGCGCTGATAATTGTGTTGGCCAAAATCAGGCCGATGCTGTTGGCGGCGGCTTTGGTCTCTTCAAGCAGCACAATTGAAAACAGCCCATCAGCCATGCGCATTGGCTCATGGCGCACCTTGTACGCTGCGCCATCGACACTCAGCTGATCGCCGTAGGTCAGATTGCCAAGCTCGCTGGTCTTTACCGTCAGCGCATTTTCAAGGCTCAAGACTTGCTCATCAAGCACAATCTCCGACTTGCGGTCGAACATTCCGAACGTGCTCAACTGGCCAAATTGCACCGCAACGCGGCCAAGTCTTCGTGATGTGGCATCCCACATCCTCAGATGCAATCTGTCCCAGGGGTTGGCCATGGCCTTAGAAAGAATTAGGCCCCGGTTGCCCAGGGCCAGAGTGGATTAACCCGATCAGGTCACAGCGGTAGCGGTCTGGTTAGAAGCCGATGGCATCAGCTTCACCCGCAGACTGCCGGTCACGGCGCCAGAAGTGGCGACGTTAATCCCCACCAGGACGTTGGCGGTAGTGGAGGCGGTCGTAACCGTCTTCACGCCATTGCCCGAGAGCACGCAATAAACGGGCAAGCCCAGCGTTGCGAACTCTTCAGAGCCGGTCTTGGGGATGTCAAACACGCCTTTGGTCTTAAGTTCAACCTGAGCACCACTGGCGGCGGATGTAACCGCAATGCCACGGATGCGGCCCACCTGCACGAAATCGCCAGAGGCAACAGCGGCAGGGGCGGTAACCGTCAGAGTGTCACCGTCTTGGATGAAGTTCTTCATTGGATCAATGCGAAGGAATCAGGGTGATCAGGAAGCCGCAGCAGCGCGGAAGAAGCCGCGGTAGTCCTTAACGGCTGCGCCAAAGTCAAAGCGGGCCAACAGCTCAACGCCGTCAGGATCGCGCTTCTCGTTGGTGGTCACCGTGGGGCCCTCTTCGCCGGCTAGGTAGCCGTAGACGATCCCTTGTACAGAACCAGGCGAGGCGGCCAGATACCAGGTGGTAGCAGAACCATCAAGCCGAGGCTCAACGATCAGCTCGATGCCGGCGCTCTGAACCGTCACAGGGCCGTTTTCACCGGTCCTGGTGTTGGCCATAAAGCCATTCGGGAACAGGAACTGAAGCGCCGTAGCCTCCAGATCTGTTGGCACCATCATGTAGCTGGGGGTTAGGTTGATCGTGTTACCAGCCAGGTCGGTCTGTTTCCGCATTGCCTTTTTGGCAGCGTTCAGGCCGGCGGTGTTGATCGTCTGCGCCGAGCTGTTGTTATGCGCAGTGTTGAACAGCGACAGGCTGTCAACTGAGGTTACGGCGTTACCGGTGATCAGCGCCCAGATGATGTTGCTTTCAAGGCGGCGGAAGCCGCGGCCCAACATGTCAGGCACCTCCTCCATTGCGCTCAGGTCATCGTTAATTATGGCCTGGCGAGTCAGTGTAATTTGCCGAGCATAAGTAGCAAGGCGCCAGGTGTGCTGGCCCTCAACTAATGTGCCAGCCTTGTACTCTCCACCCTCAAGCAGCAGCTCTGGGACGAGCGCACCAGCAATGATCAGATCCGAGCTTTGCTTAAAATCAGGCAGGTTGCGCTGACGTGCAAGCGGGCCCCAGGTGTGGGGCTCTTCCTCATAGGCGGCATCCAAGGTCTTGCCGGCCAGGTTGGAAAACAACAGCGGAAAATCGCTGGTGCTGTGGAAACCACGGGTGACAAGCTCGGTCTTTGACATGCCGCGGGTGTTAACGCCCCGGCTTTCCATGTACTGACGGGCCAGCTCCAGCAGGGTGTAGCTGCGATACTCGCGGCCAAGCTCGGCGGCTTCGCCTTTCAGTGCGCCGGGGCGGATGCGGGCTTCTAAGCCTGCAGAAATTCCGCGTAGCAGGGTGTCGCCAGAGTCACGGGTGACTTCAACGCGGGCAGGGTGGCCAAGGGCGGAAGGGCCATCCTCGGCGCGAACGTCGCCGCCCTCAAGGCGCAAACGCATCAGGCGCACGGCCTCGCGGCTGCATTCGGCGACGGTCTTGCCGGAGCGGATCAGCTCATCGGTTTGCTCAGTGCTCAGGCCGGCATCCTGGCCAAGGCGGAGCAGGTCGCGCTCACGGCGGAGCTCAGCAGCAGTGCGCTGCAGTTCGGTATCCACAGCGGGCACAGGTTGGGGGGGTGTAATGGGGTCGAGAGCACGGGTGTTCTCGATAACTGCCGGATCACCTCCGGCCTGTTGATTCAGGTTGTCGGGCATGGAAGCGTCCGGGTTAATTGGTTGATTACGGATTTGCGCTTTCGCGTCAAATGGCACACCCACTAGGCTGAGCTCCATTGGCTCCCAGTCCAGTGCGCGGTAGGTCGGCGGTTCTTTGTCCGCGCCACGGATCGGATCAGACCACCTATGGACCTGATAGCCAACCGAGACGTTGCGGATAATGCCGCTGGCCACATCACGGAAGATCGGCTCTACCTCTGCACGCTCCGAAAAGCGCACGCGAGCTCGGCCTTCTCCGTTTTCAATCCATGCCTTTTCCACCACCCCGAGGATGTTGGATAGGTCGGCGGATTGATGGCTGTTCAACAGCGAGGCGCCATTGTTCAGCCGGTCCAGGCGGACGGCGCCAGAGCTCATATCAAGCTCCTCGTACCAGTCGCCATCAAACCAGGATGCACGCCGCCCCCTGGCGCCAGTCGTCCAGGTCAGCTCGATTGTCCGAGCGTCAAGGTTAAGCGTCGCCGGCTGAAAAGCCGCACGCCGCATGTCACCGGGCTGGGGGTGTTGATGCTCCATGCAATTAATCTATGGAGCTTCCACATCTGCATCCTCAACGGACACAGCCGGCTGACTGCTGGCGCCATCAACGCTCAGCGCTAGGCCCTTGGCGCGAGCATCTGCTATGTCCTGACTAAGCTCTTTCATCACTTCCGCGGGGATAAATCCAAGCGAACGCTGCACTTCGCTGAGGCTCATAAAGCCAGCCTTCACGCCCTCAATCAGCGAGGCGATCTCCTTGGCCGGGTCTATCAGCTCACGCCTTGGCGGCGTCCAGATCATCCGCCGCGGGCCGCGCACCTGGGCCAGCCTGGCCGCATCATTGAACCAACGGTGCACCGGGTCCATCACCTGCGGGATCGTCAGGTTCCACCGCCAGGCTGCAATCTGCCGGTGAAACTCAATCCAGCCCATACGGCCAGAGCTGAAATTAACGTCCGACAGAATCCCCGTCAGAGCTTCAAAGGTGATTCCGTAGCCCGCCGCCACGGCATGGAGGTGATATTTCTGATGCTCAACATAATCCGGCGCTACTGGCGGATTGGCGAATGTGATCTGCTTGCCGTCTGGCAGCACCTCGATTGCGCCAGGCTCCAGCGTTTCGGTTAGCGCTGGTATCGCTGCTGATTCGCCTGACTCATTGGAATACACAAACGCCGTGAAACATGCCGCAATCTTGGCTTTCAGCAGCATTGCCGAAGCGATGTCATCAATGTCCCGCAGATGCAGCAGCACCGCCGAACCGAACGGCACGCCGATCGCCTGGCCGGGGCGGTTCACCTCGTAGGTATGCAGGATTTCACTGGCCGGCACAAGTTCGCTCTGGATCTTGACGCCGTTCCATTCCGTCTCGCCAGGGTGCGTCTGCCTGATGTAGTACCCCTCAAGTCGGCCCTCGCGGTCGTACTGCTTGCCGAACTTGATCCGGCTGCCATCGTCCCGGCTGAAGTCCAGCATGTCAGGCTCCAGCACCTGCAGCCTCAGCGGCACTAGGCCTTGATCAATCATCCGCTCATCAATATGCCGGCGGATCAGGCAGCTGCCCCGCACCGCCGTGGTGCGAGCGATCAGCGCCTGCAGACCGTACCAATTCAGCAGCCCCGCATGGTCGCAATCAACCGTATCGGCCCAATCGTTCCATGCCTGGTCGTAGCGCTTGCTGGCGCCAACCGGTGAGCCGATGATCCCGTCGCCTACCCAGTTGTTGGTGATCACCCGCACCGCGCGACTGGCCCAGGGATTTGAATCCACCAGATCCTGATGACGTTGTGTCAGCAATCGCCAGGCAGTGCGGATGTCGGCGTTGGGCCCACCGTTGCGTGTGTACCAGTTCTCCGTGCGCCTTGATTCCTTTGCTGACTCAAACGCTCGAAGGTGCGTAACCGCTAGCTCTTTCTGCGCAGACTTCAACGCCAGCTCCAGCTGATCGCGCGTGGGTTTCTTGCTGGCCATCAATCTCTCCTGAAACTGGCGTAGTGCCGGCGGCGACCTGCGCCGCTTACGCCTAGCTCCTCCTCCATAACAGCCTTAAGCTTCATCATTTCCGACAGGCTCCGGTATTGAACCTGCCGGCCGTTGCTTGCCACCGTGGTAACACCCTCGGCGATTGCAGCGACCAGATCTTCGTACTGCTGCTGCGTAAACGCCATGGGGACACCTCCTGCCTCAGGCTATGGAGACGATCGTGCCAGCCAGCTGCCTTTCTTGCGCTCGATAGTGGCGACAGCTGGGGTGCCGGCTAGCTGCGCTTCCAGCTGATCCCACATCGTCGCGCGGTTGTAGCGGCGCTTGAGGAGATCCAGCATTGCCAGGCAGTACACCTTCAGGTCGAGCGGTTCATTGCGGGCGCCGCTGGGCTTGACC